TTCCAACAACATTTAAGCCGCCATAATAACCAAAGAATCTCCACATTGCATGTGGTGTTTTATAATACACTTTTTTAATAAGGATTTTTTTGTCACCAACAGAAGCCGAAAAGGCTGTACTATTAGATATTATTGATTGCAGATCGTAATCTTGTTTCCCCGGAGTAGTATCAAAACTTGCTGAAAATTGAATTGAGTTTTTTAGTCCGACGTCGGCGCTGATGCCTTCTGAAACTCTTCTACTCATTCCATAGTCAAACTTAGGATATTTTAAAGAAACATGCTTTCCTCCCAGTGAAGAGGAAAGAGAGCCAGACATAATATTGCCTTTAGAATCAAAACTGCCTGTAGTGTTTCCGAGCGCGTCAGAAAGGATATTAGTTGCTTGATGCACATTTACAAGGTAACAATACTCCAATACCGCTTCTTCGTATGCGGCATACACGTTTCCTTCTGTCAATTCTATATCTAGAACATCTCCCCCAAGCTTTTTATAAACATAAGAAACTTGATCTACGGCACCACTAAGAAACTGCAAAGAATATAATGGAGCGGATGAATCAGAGTATATCTTGTAAGGCACTGCCGCATTAACATTGCCGGCTGTACCGGTAACAGGTAAAACTATTGCTGACAATGTGCTAGCAGGAGTTAAAATAGGTAAAGACATTTAGTGTCCCTCGCTGTATACAGTTATTCATTATAACTAGTATTTGAGGGAACTAATCGGCGGAAGTCGTTTTTTTAGTTGCGCGCTTTCTGCGAGTTGTTGTTTTCTTTGTTGTAGTCTTTTTCGTCGTAGCCTTTCTAGTTGTCCTAGTTTTGGTTGCTTTTAGCGCATTAATCGTTGGCTCTTCAATCTCAATTGTTTGAAGTTGTGGCTCTGGTGCTGGTACTACAATTTCTTCAACAACTTCTGGTTCCGGTTTTTTATTCGTGACAACTACAACTGTTTCGTCTTCTGTTATCTCTTTTCCAGTGTTCATGTCAATTTCAACGACTCCGCGTCTTGCTCTAACTGCTGCATACTTCTTAGCAAACTTAGGGCTAGTCATTCTTTTTCTTGTTTTTCCCATGATGTCTCCTTTGTGTTGGGTATACAATAAATAGTTTACAAAATAGAAAACCCCAAGCCGTAAGACTCGGGGTTGATTCTACGATAAGGCGAGTTAGTTATTATCTGGCGTTTGCGATAACGATTGCGGAATTGTTAAGAACCTGGCCAGACACATACCAGTCGGTTCCGTCACAAATACACTCAATGTGGTCGCCCACTGTGATAGCGCCCTCTGATGAGTCTAGCGTGATTTTAGAAGTAGCTGACGTGATCTCAACCAATCCGCCGCCGTCGTGAAGTGCACCACCAAAATCAACTGTGTCGGCGCTTGTGGCCAAAATGAAATCCTTTGTTGCCTCATTATCAGAAGCAGTTGCCATAACAAATTTAAAATAAGCTCCGGCCTTGGGTGTCGGGAGGACTACACACACAGTGTTAGCACTGCAATCGATAAAGTAAACCTCTCCTGTTTCCGCATCGCCGATTGTTTTCGTGGGTGCAGCGACGTTACCGTCTGCTGTTGCAGTAATTGTTTCCACTCTCATCAAAGATGCGTTTCTTGATGCTCTTCCTACTTTAGCCATTTTAAAAATCTCCTTTTTATGCTTAAAATCTTTAAGGCACAAATCGCCTTATCCTTATCTATATTATAAATAGTGTGCCAGAAAAAGAAACGCCCCACCAAGTTAATGATGGGGCAGAATCTTTCGCTAACGCGTGTTATTGGGCTCTATCAGGAGCCAGCCTCACCAAGGAGACCGCGACAAATAACAAGACCGTACATATCAGGTCGTACCATCTTCTTAGCGTAACGGGTCATGACACCCTTACGTGGCACGAAGTCTTCCGTACCAAAGATGGTTGGTGTTACCTGCAATGGTACGTAAGGAGCGTAAACAAATCCACTTTCGAGGAATGAGCTACCCTTACGGCCAACGAGGATTACGTTACGCAAGAAGTATGGATCAACGTAAACGTCGAACTTCTTGCTCAAGCTACCAGCCTTAACAGCACCGATGGTGCCACGGTCCTGGTCAGCAGTTACGCTTGCGCGGAAACCACTGGTGAACTCAAGGATGTTAGCAACTTCTGGTGAACAAACAACAAAGTTTGCACCACCGCGAAGTGTCTTTCTGTGGATCTGAGCGCTAACGTCATTGATAGTCTCGATGAGTGTCTCATACCACTCACTGACTGTACCAGTGAAGTCAGGTGCTGCAGAAGTTGCACCAAGCTCATTACCGTTGCTGTCAACAAAAAGACCAGGAGCACGACTCCAGTAACGAGTACCAGCAGTTGCACCATCAACAAGCTCACCAAGAAGTTCACGGTCGATTTCAAGAGCAATCTGCTCAGAAAGGATACCAGTCAACTCAACCTCAGCGTCAAGGTTGTGATAAGCATTGAGGTCTTGACCCAATTCTGGGGACCACTTTGCCTTCAACTTCTTGGTCTGAGCGGTAACAGCAATGCTGTCGACCTTGATGTCAATTTCAGTAATCTCTTGCTTTGAAGCGCCGTTTTCTGTGGCGAGGACGCCTGCATTACCAGTTTGCCCTATTGGCTCTTCAAGAGGGTGCACACCTGCAAGTATTGACCCTAGACCATTACCTGCGCCATGAGCATCCTTCAAAAGAAATTTAACCTTCAGGGTCTCGCCGTTGTCGACGGCTGTGAAATCTGCACTCTTAACGAGTACTATGTTTAGCTTATCGTCGCTGTCAATAAAAGTAAGACGACGTACTTGAGTGGCACCGTCCAGATTATAAGTACCTGCTGCGACTTCAATAGCAGAGAGCCTACCGCGGTCGGCATTCTCACCCAAAGCTGTCTTAAAGACATCATCTGTCTTGATAACAGAAACAAAGTGATCAGTTCTCGCCAAGAGATCTGGGTCGTATCTTAGAATTTTCTTTTCTGCTTCAGTTAGTGCTGAAATAGCTTTAGAGCCTGCGGCACCTCGGGCACCGATAACTGCGTTGTCAACCTGTATTAACACAGAACCAGTAGCTGATGTACCAGCGTGACCCATATCATAGTGACCACCAGGTCCGGCCAGAGCATCGAGAGAAATACCACCCGTGATTGCTCGAGCTACTGCAGGTGTACCGTCAGCGCGTGTACCACCATAAAGTGAGCCGCCTGTTGTTGCTCCATTGACTCCGTTTTCATGTGTAAAGTCAAGGAAGAAGATGAGGCCAGATGGCAAGCTCATCGGTTGAACTGAGACAAGTTCGTTTGCAATCAATCCACCGAATACACGGCGAACGATTGGGAAAGCAACTGCAGCGAAGCCTTCGACATCGCCAGCTGCCATAGAAGAAGCTTCGCGAAGAAGTTCCTTAGCCTGGTTTTCAAGTAGGACGGCCATCCCCTGCTTTTGTTGTCCATCATTAAGTCCCTCAAGAAGACCAGTCTGCTCCCACTTGGAGAGAAGAGCTTCACCTTCCTTGCGAACGTCACGAGTGACAACACCTTCAGTTAGTTTTTGTAATACAGACATTGTATTATACCTCCAAAAATGTTTTTATTTCTTTATTCCTGCTAGTCTTTGCAGTCTATCGAATGCTGGGTTAGCAGAGCCCTGTTTTTGCTCTTTTCGAGCACTTACAAGTAACGTTGATCTTCTTGAAACAGCTTCGTTAAGGCTACCTACTCTCTTCTCTGCAGGTGAAGAGGTGATTGTCTCTTGAAGTGTGTCAAAGATAATCTTTGCTTCTTGTATAGTCGTGGCTTTTGAAATAGACTCGACAAGTTTTTCTTTTTGTCGCTCATTCAAAGAGGCGCTTTCTAAAGCACGATTGATATACAACAACTTCGCGTTAGAAACATTCGTGGTTTCCAACTTTTCTTGCAAAGTTTCTAGTGTTGTATTATATTTTTCTACTCTTGCTTCCAATTTGGTAGCAATAGACCCAAGGGTCTTGTTTTCTTGTTGTAAAGCTGCTATTGTTTTACGCAGCTCTTCGTTTTCTTCTTTTACTTTGCTATCTTGCTCTCTTGCAAGCAGCATTGCTTCGTATTCTCGCATGATGGTTTCTGGTGTTCCCGCCCATCCTGACTTTTGTGGCTCAAAATCAACACGAACAGCCTCTTCAAGCTCTTCGATGTCAATTTCTTCATCAATACCCATCTCTGCAAGGACTTCAGCGACCATCTCTGGGCTGATATCTACTCCAACATCAGAACCTGCAGGGGACTCAGTGTCAAAATCAGCTGTATCGACATCGAAATCGGTATCGTCCTCTACGTCAAAATCTAAATCGTCATCAATGTTTTCTTCAAAGTCTTCTTCGTCAGTAATATCTATGCCTATCTCGTCATCATCTAATACATCGTCGCCACCAAAGACTCCATTTTCATCTTCAGGTAGCTCAGCGCGGATGGAGTCAAGCTTAATGTCAATTATTTCATCATCTGGGTCGCCAAGATCTGGGTCAAAAGCGTCTGGAATATCGCCTATCGTACTATCGGCAAATTCTCTTGCGGCTTTAGCTTCGGGATCTTCTTCTGCCGTTGGCTCTGGGGCTACTGGGGCTGCCATGTCGGCTAGATCATCTACAGGGGAGTCTTCCATTCCTAGATCCATATCCTCTCCACCCAGCTCATCTTGTTCTAGGAGTTTACTTACAGCATCTTTGACTTCTTCTGAATACTTCTCTATCACAAGGTTCTGTGCGTTTTTTAAGGCTGCTTCTTTTAAAGCAGTTGCGTCGATTATTGCTCTTTCCAGTAGGCTTGACATTATATATTAACTCCTAAAATAGTATACTATTACACAAATAAGAAAACTTTCTCTAGATAAATAGTATTTTATTTTAGTAAAG